CATATTTGACCAAGCAAGCTCGCAATCAGCAAAATCAGTGCCTTCGTTTTTTTTATCCCAAACAATCCAACAAGGTGTGTTTTGATTAGGTATATTTTCAATAAAATGATTTGCACCCCAAATAATTACATATTTTGAAACTCTTAAAAGTTCTATAAAATAATCTTTTGAGGGTGCTGAATTATCCCAGTTTTTAGAAGTATATTTTGGTTTTCTATTGTATGAATTTGGTCTACTTGGACTCGTTCTTACTCCTTTTCTTCCGTCTTCACCTATCCCATAAGGCGGATCAACAATAGCCAAATCAAAATAGTTATCCGGGTAACGTGCCATTAATAACATATTATCTTCGTTTGTTATTTCTATTTTATCCGTTACTTTCATAAAAATTTCTTTAATCCTTCAGCGCATCGCTGAATTGAGTTAGCACGTTCCTGAAGACTTTTAATTTGTTCTGCTATGGTTTCAGTGCAATCGCTTGTAAAATAGCCGTGTGACGTTGCTATTAACGGAATAATTCCGTTTGTCCGTATGTAATTCACCATCTTACGTAAACGAGGTTGGCTCATACGTGTTTTAAAACCCCTTGCGGATAAAAATTCGTTCATTCGTGTAACGATTAACTCGGCTTTTATCGGGTTATTTTTTTTATAATTACGGAACCCGTGAACTACGATTGGAAGTATCTCCATTTCTTCGCTTGTTAGTTCGCTTGTGTGTTCTTCAAAATTGGTTATCATTGTTTTAGGTTTAATTGTTAAAACAAAATTAATTATTCTTTTTGATATAACTCTAAATCTTTGCACTTTTTTTTGTAGATAGCCATTATTTCTTTTAACTCTTCTTTGGTAAACTTTCTCGTTACCCTTGCTTTTGCTTCAAGTTGGCTAAATCGTTCTGCTCCTATCTTCATTAAAAGATTAGTTCTATATTCAATTAAATTACCTGATAAGTAACTATTGCATTTTTCACATTGAAGGTGAACATTATCTTCATCAAAACGAACGTTCCAATGGTTGTTAGCATTCCAAAAATGTCCTGCATTTATTTTCTTCGGAACTTGTTTACACGAAATACATAGTTCGTGTTTATCTCGCAATCGGATATATTTATTAAAAATGATTTGTGTAGCTTTAATTAACTCTTGAACCGTCTCCAGTTCTTCTTTCATTTTTTGTTTTTTCTTTTTCCAATTTTTTATAGTAGCTTCTTGAACCCAAGCATCAACACACATTTTGTTAAAACAATATTTTTGATTAAACCGAGCAGGTTCGAATTTCTCTTTGCAGTTTTTACACCTCATAATTCTGAATCTTTAATTTTTAACTGAATCTGCAAATCACGAACTTTAAATTTTTCTTCCTGCAATAGTTTTTCAAGTCTAAAGTTTTGCTGAAGTGTTGCCCTTAGTTCTTTTTCGATAGCATCGTAAGCAATCTTAACTTCTTGAAGGTCTAACAAGCTACGTTCCATTGAGTCAATTAAATCGGTTCTTGTTCCGTGTTTTTGTTTTATTTCTTCAAGGCTTAGTTTAATCTTTAAATAAGTAGTATCTAAGTTTACTTTGCCTGTTATAATAGTTAATTCATCCATTTATTCGTGTTTTTGCTTAGTTTAATTATCAAAACGGTGTTTCGTTATCCGGCTTCAGCATTTCGAATGCGTCCTTCTTCATCTTTTCGCTAAACGAAAGTAATTCTTTTCCGTTTACTATATCGGGTTCAATTAAAGGAAGTTGTTTAGCAGGAAAAGCGTTTGATATTTTTGGTCTAACTGACTTCAAAGGGTCAACTCCATTAATTACAAACCCTAATCCCGAATTAAAATCAAACATAATAGGGTCATTCAATGCTGTATGTTTACCGCCCGTGTCCATATCTTTAACCTTTTCTACGTTTACCCAAGTGCAATACTTCATTGTTTCGTGTTTTACTAATCTATGAATTACAAACAAGTCATCACAACGATTACTAAATGCTTTACCACCTTCGATATGGTCTTTTAAAGGTGCTTTTAAATGTCCTTTATATTCGCCTTCCTGATAAACGTTACCACTTCGACCGCTTTCACTATTCGGGTGCGTGTTTATGTAAATTGTAACTCCGAACTTATTGCAGAAATCACGGCAAGTGTTTAAAAAATTGTAGTTGCTTTGAAAATCCATTTGCCTATCTAACCCGGTAAATGGGTCAATTAATGCTACATTGCATTCGCTTTCTTCAAACAACTTCAATAATTCATTTGGTTTATATAATTCCTTATTGCTTATGAATTTAAATTGTTGTTCAAGTATCATTGTTCCTGTAGTTATTTGTTGGTAGGTTAAATCTTTGAATTTTATTCCGTAATACATTTGTAGTAAATCACGAAGTATTGTAGCTTTTTTATTTTCACCGCTCCAAATGCAAAACTTCAAATCGTGTTTAAGTGCCAACGTTAAGAAATACCAATTTATCCAATAGGTTTTACCTACGTTATCGTGTCCGAGAATGATGTTTAGTTGATTAGGTTTAAAACGAATATACTCATCTAAATCGCAATCAATTTTTAATCCGTCTTTTATTTTACCGTCTTTATAGTCAAGTAAATATTGTAAGCAGTCGCCTTCTTTTGTTATCATTGTTTAGGTTTTAAGAATCCGAGTTTAATTGCTTTTAGTTCTTCAGGTGCAATACCTTCGGTTTCATATTGTTTAGGATTTCTACTATGCCACGTTGACAATCTTTGTTTAATACCGAATGTTTTTTCCTTTTCAAATCTAAGTTTTTTATCCTTTTCACCGTGTTCACTCCAGTAATTAAAAAAGTCACGTAACATTTGTTTTGGATATTCTTCAACATATTCAGTAATAGCGTCGTAAAATTTTATTTTACGTTCTTCTATACTTTCTATTACTTTATCTTTTACTTTAACTATATCTTTATCTATTACGGCATTTTTGGTATCCACTTGCATACGTTCGGATGCGGTCGCATTCCATCGCTTACGTGCGTTTTCTTGGTTCTTCACTCGTATATCTTCGTATTTTTGTAAGTCACGTTTCAAAGTTTGTTTAATTGGTTCGAACGCTATTTCAGTAATTATATCTTCTGCTATTGGTTCTTGGTCATTAACATACTTTAAAATATGTTTAAATAATTTACCTGCTTGTTCATCTGATAACTTTTCTATAGTGTGAATTATATCACAATATAAAATAAATCCTTTTTTTTCTTTTGCCATTTGTTGTTGTATTAAAATAAAAAAACCCCTTCAAATCCACTGGAGTCTCACGTCAGTTTCATTGAAAGGGTAAATAATTCCTTTTCGGTTAACTATGTTTGAGACTCTAACCGATTACAAATATACAAACTATTTTTTAATCTTCTTCAAAATTCTTATAAAAATTTCTTTCTATATTAACACGGATTCTCCACCGCTTAATTTTACGATAGTCAATCTTTTGCTTACCATTGTAAAGTTTAAATACTCTCATTACCAAAATTTCATTATAAAGTGAATAACTAAATACCAAAATAAACCACCTACAAAAACGTAGAAGAAGCAGCCTAAATAATTTCTCATAGCTTTTCTAATTGGGTTACTGCTTCTTTTAAAAACTTAATTCGTGCTAACGTAGTTGTTTCCTGAATACGTTGATGACAAGTAAATATAGCGCAATTTCTTGCTACTCGGTAGTCTTTTATTTCAAGTCCTATGTAGAACTTGTCTACTAATTCTATTGCAAATTCTTTAGGTGTCATACTTTAGATTTTACTATTACTTCATTATGGTTAATTACTTTAAAACTTCGTGTGCGTTCGTATTTCTGCATAAACTGAAGACTCATTTTATTATAAACATCCTCGTGATATTCTTTGCCTTGTAAAAGCAATTCCTTTAAACGTTCTATTTGCTGCAATAAGACGGATTCATTTGTCCATTCAAAAACCGCTGTAACTTCTTTTGCTTTCATTCTATTCTGATTTAAAGGTTTCGTTGTAATATTTTTCAAATTCATTTTCGTTTTCTTCTTTTAAATCTTCATTCCAATCTACATTAAGTTCCCAATTCCAAGTATCGCGATAAGCAAACCCTTGTTTATATGAATCTTTTATCTGTTCTTTCTCCATTTCTTTGGCTTGTTCTATTAGTTCAATTAAAATTTCCCCTTGTGTTTGAATAATAATAGTATCGTGTGGATTTCTCCTTGTAATTCTATTTGTTATTTCATTTCCTAACCATTCTACTGCTGTTTTCATAATTTTATTCTTTTATGTTTTCCTGTTCTTAATATATCTTCTTCTTTGATTCCGTGTTTTTGTGCGTACTTCAAAACGTATTCTTCGCAATACTCTAACACGGATGAACTATAAAGATGCTTATCGTTAATACTTACCGCATAACTAAGGTAAGTTCTATCCTTATACGTTTGAGTTATTTTTCTAATCCACCTATATTTCATATTAATGTTTTTACATATTCATAAATTTCGTAGGTTTCATTTTCTGCCCAAGTGATTATTTCTTCTTCTTTTTCCATATCGTAATTAAACCTGAATAACGACTGATGACAAAGTTCGTGCATAATTAAACCCGTTGTTTTAACCTCATCCGTGCATCGTGACAAGTTAATAAACACGAATCGCTTATCCTTTTCGCCATACTCATTATTTACCTTAGGAATGAAGTTACACCACCCGGCAATATAAGAACTTTGTTTCGTGTTTTGATGCAATCTACAATCCGTTATATTTAACCCGTGCATTTCTTTTACATTGAAATAATAAAACACTTCGCAAGGGTCAGCACTCAACAACAAAGTATAACCATCTCTATTTTTTACCCACATAGTTCCAAGTTTTATCGTTATCATTCCAACGTAATGTTCGTGCTTTTGCGTGACAAACCTTCATATAATGGTCAATATTCAATCGTCCTGTATTATTCTTCTTTTGCTCCAACCAATAATCAATTATTTCAATCAAAGTTGGTTTCGCTTTTTTAGCCGTTCTCATCGCATTAAAATTAAAAGTGAATACAATCCTACCAAAGTAACAATAAGTAGCGGGAAAAAGCCTAAAAAGCACTTTAAAACGTCTTTATGCTCTTCAGTTCGTGGTGTAACTTGGTCTAACAAGTCTAAAAAGTAATTTTTCATAATAAATAAATTGTTAATGTGCGTTACGGATGCGCACCCCCCGTTATGTTATTTAATGTTCCCAATTAATAATAATTGATTCACATACACCAAAACGATAAGTAATAATGTCCATAATTCTTTGATGCATTTCAGTTCTTGTTTCATTTTCAAAGTTGTAAAACATTCCTATTGATTTTCCATTTACTTTTACTATTGCTTTCATAATTTCTAATTTTTAATTGTTAAAGCGAAATTAGTTATTCTTTTTAATATAACAAGTTTTTTTTCAGTTTTTTTTAAAATATTTTTTCTAAAACTAAAAAACCCCTACCGAAGTAAGGGTTCTCGTTAACAATTAAACCTATCAATTATGAAGAAATCAGGTACAAATATAGTTACTTTAATCTTCTCAGCAATACTTTTTTAATAATATTGCCTACAAATTTTAAAAGACCGCCTTGTGCGTCAACTTTCACCTCAACGTTGTCAGCGGTCTTATTAACTTCGACATCCAGTTTTTTAGAATCGTAGTTTACTTTTAAATCTCCGTCTTTACGTTCAACATTTACATCTATATTTTCCGTATCAACATTTACGTTTAAATTTTTCTTTGCCATTTTATTGTTCGTTTGTTGTTATTACTCCTTTAGCTTCTAAAAATACTTTTCTAACGCCAGCAGGTTGCGCTATCTTCCACAATGTTCTTCGTGCTTTAAATAATCGTGTTTTTGCGATTCGTGAAACACTAACTGCATTTCCCTGATTGCCACCTAAAACGTGAAAATGCGTTTCGTCTTCACCTACATATATTCCAACGTGTCCACCGCCATTTCGCTTGAATGTCAATACATCGCCTAACATTGGTTCTTTAGCTTCAAAACCCCAATTAGCCCACGATAACGCCCAAAGTGGTTTATCTACTACTTCTAATGCTGCCATTTTACAGCAATAAGCTATAAATAAACCACACCAAGGTATTTCGTCTGAATTATAAACACTTGCTAATTTTAGTTCACGGGCCCAACCTAAGATAACAGGATTGTGTTCTTTTCCTACAATCTCTTTAACTCCAAGTTGTTTAACAGCTTGAACTAAAATTCTCGGTGCTTTTTCTTCTTTTAACCAATCGTAGTTCATTCAATCTCTATTAATTCATCTTTTGGTACAACAGCAAAATGAGTAGTGTCAATAATTTGTCTTGTAGCCACATTTTTATCTTTACCATAACAAGCGTATAAACGTGCTTTTAAATCTTGTACTTCCGTATGCGTGTAAAATAACCATAAGGCTAAAACTCCAGTAGCTCCGTGTTTTTTTATAGTTTGTAAAAACTTGTCAATAGGTAACATTAGATTTCGTATTTTGGAAGTTCTACATTATTTACCCAATCAATAATATTTTGGTCGTTCCAATCTTCCGTGTACGTGTACCCGTAAAAATCGATTCCAAAAATTGCAGAAGGGGTAGTTAACAAAACGTTTGCACTGCATACTTTGTTAATAATATCATCAGTTACAATTGTAACCGTTACGGTTGGATTAATAATCTCAACATTAAATTGTGGGAATTTATAAGTCGCCATTTTTTATTTTTATTTTAAGTTAGTGTTGTTCCTGTTACGGTGAATGTTCTTACTCTGAAATAGGTCATATTTGCTGTTGTTACCTTTGTTGCTTGTGATGTCATCCCGACATTATTAAATGTATAAGCTGATGTTGTTGAACTTAACAAAGTATTTGCACTCCAATATATTCTGCCTGTTTGTGATAAATTAATAGGTGAATAATTCAAAAAATTATCTTGATTATTAGCGTAATTAATTAAATTAAATATCTCTTTCATATTAGGCAATCTCCAACCACTTGTGTAAGTTCCAACTGAATAAGAAAGTGAATCGTCAATTGCAGTATTCCAACTTTGACCAGTTGCAATTGCTACTCGTGAAATTCCTAAAACAGTTGAACCGTCATAAGTTGACCAATCAATCACAATATTATTTGTATAGGTTTGTGTTCCTAATTCAGAAGTAAATCTATTCGTATTTCCAAATGGATTGTTACTTGCTAATGTTGTAAAGTTAGTTGCCCTACCAGCTTCTAAGTCTCCATCGTCTCCAGTTCTGTAACTTGTTGTTTGTCCTGTTTTCATTAACGTTGCTCCAACGGGTGCTGCTGCCGCAGGTAATTCAATCGTCAAAACATTTGAAACTAATGAAGAACTTGTTGGCGTTACGGGGTTTGTTCCGTCTGTTAAATCAATGTCTAATGTGGTTCCTGATTCTACTGAACCTTGCGAAACGTGATTAACATTTACTTCAACTGGATTAACACCACTACAAGAAAAATATTCTTGAGCAACTCCCCAACCAATATCGTTGTTACAAGCTCCCTCACCCCATCCTATTTCATTTGCCATAATCTTATTTTTTAATATGTTTTACTTAATGTGAAAATATCTGAATAAATTGAATTGTTAGCGTTGTTAGTGCTAAACTGAGCCGTTATATCTAAGGTGTTATTTATCGTAGTATCAAACGTTGTATTATTAACGATATTCCAAGCGAAGCCCTCTTGCGTTCCCGAAGCAGCTTTTAAAATATGAAACTGCGATAAAACTACAATCGAAGCAACTCCAGAAGCACCAATTGACCTAATTGTAAACGTTGTTGTTAAATACCATACTTGATTTGTAATAGCAGGCATTGTTAACGCTCCCGAACTACCCAAAGAAACTGCACCCGATTTTAATCTTATTGTTATCGTGTTTCCGTTTTGTGCGCTCATTACTCCGCCCATATCTAAACGAAAAGAATCGCCAACCTGAAAAGTATTTGCAGGAACTGTTAATGAACCTACTCCACCATCTATTAACGTGCCTTCGGTTGTCGTTGCAGTAATTGTAGTGCTGTTTGCTGTTTGTGAAAAAACACGATAATTAACATTACTTCCGTTAACTCTTTTAGTTACGTAACCACCCCCTAAAACTTCTGCAATAGGAATTAAGTCAGTTTGTGCTAAACTACTTCCCTTTGCCGTTAGTTCCGATATCTTTACTTTTGCCATTGACCTTATTTAAATAAACGAGTAACTTCTCTATATTTTCCTTTTTTGGTTTATATGTTTTCATAGAATCCAACCACCATAATTAATGTTATCACTTGGGTAAACATCACCCGGTTCGTTTGCGTCGTACTCAGGGAATAACGCTGAATTATTTGTTATGTAATCTAAATATCTCGAAGTATATCTATCCGCCAAAGTTTTGTAATATTCCCGTAAATAGTCTACTTCGTTTTTTTCTACGTTTTCAGCATTTTCACTTGAATGTTTATAAACTCCTTTATTTGCTATTGTATAAGCTGCGTTAGGCATATATTCATACATCGCCCAATAAATCAACATCCATTTAACGTGACCTTCTAATAAAAATTTATAATCTTCGTTTCCCGGGTCGTTCACTTCGTTATCTTCGATTAGTTGTTTTAATTTGTCAACTAACTTAGTTCCTAAATAATTTTCTATTTGAACGTCTTGAGCAATCTTAATGAACTGAATAAATTTATCCGTGTCTACATTGCCATTTAAAGCCGTATAACGAACTATATCATCTCGTGTTATAAAAAGTATTTCAGCCATTAGTTAAATCGTTTATTCGTTGGTAAAAAACCTTCATAAGGCATATCCTTAGGACGCATAGCAACTAAATTGTTATTTCGTATTCTATAACCTGCCTTTTCTGCTTTTGCAGTTGAAATTGTTTTAGCTTTTGGGCTTGTTGGGTCGATTCCCGTCTTTTCGTCAAACGCTACAAACGTTTTTCTTCTCCAAGCGTGATGACACGAACCACCGCCTTTATAAAGCCAAATTGAATAAAGGTCGATTCCTTCAGGGCCCCAACCCTCATTAACTACTTGATTTGACATTCTTAAAATATCTTCTTTTCGGTAAAGTTTGTTAGCAGCTATCATTCTTTTGCAAAACTCACGGCTATTTTCTTTTATCGCTCCGTCGTAAGAATATCGAGTTATAAACTTAATTCCGTCTATTACATCGTCTTGTTCACTTTTTGCTCGTGGGTTTGCAGTTCCTGTTGAAACCAAATTAACCAATTTACTTAAAAGACTTTGTTTAGGGCTATTAAGTGCTTCTATTTCTTTGTCTGCTTCGTCTTCTTGTTCGTAATCTACTTCGTAATCATCTATTAAAACCCAGTTTTCTTGAGCGTCTTCGCCTAAATCAATTAACGCTTGTGCTATTACCGAATCTTTGCTTAACATCGTTCCAGTTTCTTCAGCAACTTGTTCTTCGGTTTGTGCGTTTTCTACGTCAGTAAACTCTAATGGTTGCAACGTTTTAAAAGCCAATTTAAGCGATATTCCGTTAAAAGCTAATATTCTATCCAAAGAAGCTATTAAAAGGTCTTGAAACGGCTTAATAACCATATTGTCGAATAATACACTTGAGTTCTTTAACTCATCAGCATTCGAACTAAACCCATTACCCGAAGCAATACCAAAAAGAAGCGGTGAAGTTACGTTATGACCTAACATAATCTTTCTTAAACATTCTTCACTTAAATAAGTGTAATGTTCGGGAGCGTCGTTTAATGGTATATCTTCAACCGTAGTTTTGTTTTCTACATTATCGTTAAAACTTACAATAACTTTTCGTCCTTTAGAACCCGTTAACTTACCTAAAACTTGTTGGCTTATTTCGTCCTGCATTTCGGGAGTTGGTATTCCGTTAGAAAAATTCACGATTTTGGTCCCGGAGAAAGAATTCTGCACCTCATTTATTAAATAATTTGACACTTCTTCCTCAAGTAACGCATAACTTAAAGCCCCTTGATAGTCAACATAACTAAAATACTTCATTCCTAAGCTATAAGGCTTAATGTAAAGTATTTCTACTTCATTGTTTGAAAAACCAAAGGCACTAATTCGTTTAGGTGCGTACTTCTTTGTATCTTCCCAATTATCAGAATAATAATAGGCTTCTATTTCTCCGTCTTTATTACACTTTTCAGGCGCTAATAATTGAACTGGAATGTGGTAAGCCTTAAGAATTTTTTTGTGTGCTTTATCGTAATGAACTTGTATAGCGCATTGCCCTAACGCTTTTAATTCAAAACATAACTTTCGTAAGCAATCCTGATTGAATAAAGCCATCATTTGAGCGTACTCATTTGGCTTTCTATTAGCGTCTAAGGCAAATAATCCCCGTCCGTAAATTAAACGGCTTATATTGTTTATAATTGCGTTATTCGTCGTTGAATTTTTATAGCGTTCTATTAAGAAACTAAAATACGAATTAGAATCTCCATAAGTAACCCAATTTTCTCTTTTAGATTCCTCAACTACTGGAGCTTCGTATTTCGCTAAATTTATAACGTGAAAATTATTCATAAACTATAAAAGTGTTTGTTGTCGCATTACTTACATATTGTCCGTTATTAACTGAGAAACTTACAATAGGTTGGTCGGTGCAAAACACCTTACCCCTATAAATTAAATCTCCATTGTTAAACAATTCAACATTATAAAAGCGATTTTCTATTAAAGCGCATTCAACATTTAAGATTTGGTAATAATCTTTGTCAACTACGCTATCTATTGTAATTGTAACAGGGTCGTTTGTGCTATCGTCCGTAAATATCAAAGTGTCGAACGTTGTTGAACGTGGCACGATAACCAATGGCTGAGGGATTAAAGTTGTTGTTAATACGTTCATATATTATAAACGTTTGTTTCGTGTTTCTGTTTCTAAAAATAAAAAACCCCACCGATTAAGGCAGGGTAATTTATATGCTTGGAGAAAAGAAATTTCTAAGAATCAACTATTGTTGCTCCGTTCAAAATTGTAGTAGCTAAATCGCTTTCAGATGAAGTGTTCAAGAAGTTAGCAGGTAGGTTTTCCATTCCTGTAAACGTCAAAGAATACCCGTTAAAATCACCCATTGCAGTTCCCGAAGATATCGTTCCAGCAGTTACGTCACATCCTCTTTGAAGTCCTGCAATAAAGAAATTATTATCACGTGTTCTTACAATAATGTGAGGTCGTCCGTAAGCTAACAATTTAACAGTTTTGTGAGTTTGTACGTCTTGTTTTTTCAATTGTACTGTTAAAACTTGCTCAAAAAACGTAGTTCCGTTATCTCTTGAAGTTTGTATTGTTTGCTCAAAAGAGTTTGCACCCTTTAATTCAAATTTGTAAATAGTAGAAATATTCGCAATATCTGAAATCGTGTCTTCATATCCTGCCGCTACTGAGTAAGTAACGTCACCACCCAAAGTTGAAGGGTCTGGATTGAAGTCTCCGAAATTCACTATGTAAATTGCGTCTAAACCTGAAACTCCTGATTTGCAGGCTTCTAATCTTCCGTGTGCTATGTCGCAGCTCATATCTTATTTTTTTTTAATATTTAACAAAAAAGGGTGGCGTTTATTTCACCACCCTCGATTAATTTATAGTTAGATTAGATTCCGTAAGTAACACAATCTTGAGCAAAACCATACTTAGCGTCTGCAGTAAATCGCATAACTACACGAACGTTTTGAGAACCGTCAAGGTCACCCATATCCAAAACTTTAACTTCGTTCAAGTCACTCATTAAACCAGTTGCAAAGAACAAGTTAGAAGTTTGAGTTAATAAAGCTGTGTTATTTGCAAGACCCGGAGCCAAGAATACTTTAACACCGTCAAAATAAAGGTCGTTTAAAGTTTGGTTAGTTCCTTTGTTATCATAACCATTAGCACCTACACCATTAGCAGCAAAACCACCCAATGCACGAACATACGCTCTGTAAATGTTTGAAGATACATAAAGTTTCAAATCTTCTTTTCCGTACAATGCAGCAGGTAAAGCGTCAATGATTAAACCTAATTCAGTAACTACGTTAGTAGCGTCAACTGTTGTACCTGCGATTTTTTGACCTGCAGGTAAAGAAGCGTCAACGTCTAATTGTCTCATAATTCCTGAGAACTCACCAGCAGAAGCGTTGTTACCATCCCAAATAACTAATTCCATTTGTTGAGCAACTTTCTCAGCAGCGTGTGCTATTAAGAAATCAGCAAATGATTTAGGCAATACGTCAAACGCAGAGTAACCCATTTGGATAGCATCCCAATCTGAACGGAAGTCAGTTTTACAAAGTTGTAGGTTAACTTGGAATGTTTCAGGCTGTAAAATTCTTTCAGTAAGTGTTACAGTTGATGTAGGGTCGAAATCGCACGTTCCATTTTTGATGATGCTATCTGTACTGACACGTTTAATTACCTGCTTGTACTTTACGTTAGGCATAATAGTAATTCCGCCTTTTTCTAATGTTGGGCAAGACAATAAAGCTGCCGCAATGTACTTACCTGCGAACTCGCCAGCATAAGTAGTTGTAATTGATGTTGTTGTTGCCATTTTTGTAAAATGTATTTAAAAATTAATAATTACTTGTTTAGCTTTTCTAATACTGAGTCCATAATTGAACGCTGTCTTTTAGAAGCAATTTTAATCCTTTCAACTGGGTTCGTGTTTTCAGGATTGAATGAAATAGGCTTCGGCTCCTCGCTTAATTCTACTTCCGTTTTTTTCAATGCGCTTAATTCAGCTTTCAAAGTTTCGTTTTCAGTTTTTAACGCTTCGATTTCAGAGAAGAAAGTTTCTTTAACTACGCTTTCGATAGTTTTCTTAGGTGCTGCAGTTTCTTTTTCCGCTTCTACTTCAATTTCAGTTTCTGTTTCAGGTTCTTCAACTTCTACTTCTTCTTCCATTTTCTCTTTCACTTCTTTAACGATACCTTCGTTTTCGATAACTAAAATGCGTCCATCTTCCATTTCGTATTCTCCAACTGGCAAAGGTATTTTTTGCTCATCTTCGGTAACTACAAAAACTTCCATTTCGGGTTCGAATGATTCAGCTTCGATAACTGTTACTCCGTCCGCTAATTTCATTTGTTCTAACTTTACTTCCATTCCTAAAAGTGTTCGAACTTTGTTTAAGATTTGATTTGTATTCATTTTTCGTTTTTATATATTTACTTTATTAGTAGTTAATTTTTTAATATAAGAATCCAATTCTTTAATGGCTGTACTAATTGTTTCTTTTTTGCTTTTTAATTGTGAACTTGGTTCAATGCCTAATTCTTTAGTCATTTGTTCAATTTCTTGAAACCTTGCATTTGCTTTTAAATATGCTTGACCTGCAGAATTTAATGTAGCAATTATTTTAGAGGCAAGTTCATTATAATCTACAATAGCTGTTTCCGCTTTTGCTTGAATATTTAAAGCGTTTTCGTATTCTTTATTAAAATCGTCAACTAAACCTAATTCAACTTCGTGTTTAGCTAATTGAGTTTCCTCTTTAAATAGTTTGTT